ACAATCGATGGAAAAATTTCATTTGAGGTGAACACTACTATTGCATTAGTCGCTGAGACAGTTAGATTGTTGAATTATATATTTAGGCCTTATGATTTTACGATTGCTGAAGACTATTTTTTAGATGATGCTAAAGAAATTTATTATGGTGATGAAGCATATACAAAAGTAATTGATTCGTTGCATGAAAAAAATGGTGAAGAATATTGCCCTTGCTGCAATAAATATATTTCAAAAAAACTAATGAATGCCGAAACCGGTATTTGTAAAATTTGTGAAGAATTTATCATTCCTAAAGTTACATTCCATTAAAGGACACCTACATGTCTGTTAGGTTAATTAAATCATTTGCCAAAAAAACTGGAAAACCGTTGACTGAAATTAAATGTGTTTGGGAAAAATCTAAAACAGAAATAGCCCAAACATTAGAAAGAACAGATTCGTCATATTACCCAGAATTGTTAATACAGTTTAAACATAATCTAGGTTTAGTTGAAGAATATTTGTTTTTAGATAAGTTTAAGGAATTGCTTAAAAAATAGTTTACAAGTCTAGGTTTTTGATATACAATTAATTATTAAATCAACGAAAGGTGATGTCAATTATGGCAAATGTGTCTGAAGAAGATCTGTTAGAGCTACAGATTAAAGTAAAAAATGGTATAAAACTCTCCAAAGAAGAAAAGCTCATCCTAAAAGAAAATTCCAAAGAAGAACGCGAAAAAAAGAAAACAATGTCTTTCGGCCAACGGTTACTTAAAGTATCAAAAACCGAATACGGTCAGCTGATGGGCGAAAATGAAGAAGACAAGTTTCCGATTAGAGATTGGATCTCTACCGGTAATTATTTGTTTAATGCTCAAATTTCGGCTGACTATACTCGTGGGATTCCATCAGGTCGAGTGGTTATGCTAGCTGGGGCAGCTTCAACCGGCAAATCGTTTCTTGCGTTAGAAACTGCAAAAAATGCTCAAGCGTTGGGTTATTTTGTAGTCATGTACGATTCTGAGATGGCTAACAATGATAAGGCTGCACTAAAGTCTCGTGGTATTGATATTGAACAAATGTTGTACATCCCAATTGATACTGTTGAGAATTTGAAAACTTCGTTGATAAACATTATTGATGAAGCTAGTGTAAATGATAAATTGTTTATTATTGTTGATTCAATCGGGAATCTTTCCACGAATAAGGAGCTTGAAGATTCTACCGATGGCTCTACCACAAAGGATATGACTAGACCAGCTCAATTACGTGCGTTATTTAGAACTGTAACGTTAAAAGCAGGCATTAAGCATGTTCCGGTTATAGCGATAAATCATACATATGCACAGATTGGTGGATTTTTATCAGGTGCACCAGTAATTGCCGGCGGTGGTGGTGGTATGTATAATTCTTCTATCATTGTAGAGTTTACTAAAGCACAAGAAAAAGGCTCAGATGGTAGAATGTCAGGTGCGTTGATTTCTTCAACTGTCACCAAATGCAGAACAGCGAAAGAAAGAACTAAAGTTAAATTCACAATCGATTTTGAAGAAGGACTCGGTAAATATTCTGGGTTACAACTTTTTTGCGAAGATGAAAAGATTTTTGTTAAAGAAGGCCGTTCATTTAAGTTAAATCCAGATCGTGTTTCCGATGTTGTTTTATCAGTTGGTGAAACTTTCACCTCAGCTAAAATGAATGCTGCATTCTGGGATGAATTACTGGAAAAATATTTAGGTGGATATTTAGCTAAAAAATTCAAATACCAATCAGTTACCGATGAAGTTTTAGGTGATGATTTTGATGAAACTGAAGAAGATATTGACGATTGCAACTAAGGAATTATAGATGATAATAGAAAATATATTCAAATCGTTAATAGAAACACCTGAATATTTTAGGTTGGTATATCCGCACCTGTCTGAAGCATATTTTTCAGACAGGTGCAACAAAATTATATTTTCTAAAATTTTATCATACAATACTAAATACTCAAAACAGCCAGCGTATTCAGATATAAAAATTTTAATTGAATCCGATAACAATATTTCAATTGAAGATTCTGAAACATGCTACGCATTTATTGATTCTTTACATTCTACTGAAACACCAAAGGATGCAAAGCTTTTGGTGGATTCAACCGAGCAATGGTGCCAAGAACGAGCATTAGAAAATGCTATATTAGAGTCAGTTGAAATACTTCAAAAAAATTATAACGATAAAGGTAAGATAAAGGAAAAAATCGAACATGCGTTGAGCATTGAGTTTGATGTTAAGATTGGTACCGACTTGTTTATAGATGCACCTGCTAGGTATGAGCAGTATGTAGAAGAAGAAGAAATAATATCGTCTGGACTAAAATTGATGGACCAGTTGTTAAACGGTGGATGGAGAAAAAAGGCAATTCATCTGTTTACTGGAAAACCAAACGTTGGAAAATCGTTAATACTTTGTCATTTTGCGGCTGCTGCGATGAAGTCTGGAAAAAATGTATTATATGTTTCTGCTGAAATGTCAGAGATGATGATTTCAAAACGGATTGATGCAAACTTATTGGATATTGAAGTAAATTCCTTAAATAAAAATTTAATCAAGAAAGAATACTTATCAAAAGTAAAACAATTATGCGAAACTTCCAAAGGTAAGCTAATTGTAAAAGAATATCCAACCAGTTCAGCAAATTCACTTCACATCAAAAATTTGTTGTTAGAAATAAAAAGCAAACGTGGTTTTTTACCTGATATAATATTTTTAGATTATCTAAACATATTTTCTTCGTCAAAACTCAATAATGCTGCTTCATTAAACAGTTATCAATATATAAAATCTGTCGGTGAAGAAATGCGAGCGTTGGCGGTAGAATTTGATATTGTACTGGTAACAGCTACACAGATCAATCGCGAAGGCTCAGGTAAGGGTTCTGATGTTGATATGTCTTCAATCTCAGAAAGTTACGGTACTGCGATGACTGCGGATTATATAGCTGCTATTATTCAAACTCCAGAGTTGTTTGAACAAAATAAATATTTATTTAAAAATTTAAAATCTAGATATGATTCAAACATTAACCAAATAGTAACAGTTGGGGTAGATTATTCAAAAATGAAATTGTTTGATTTAGATGAATCTAACCAAGAAATTCCATTACATATTCGCGATGCGTTGAAATACCAAAAAGAAAAAGAGAATTTTGATTCGTCTTCATTCGATTTTTCATAGGAGATACTATGATATTTAGATACTGTCAAAAATGTAAAAAACAATTGAAAGAAACCGAATTTACCGTTCAACTAATCGAAAACGGTAGAGAACTCGAGGTATGCCAAGATTGCAAACTTAATTCATTAAATGAAAACGCGAGGCTTTTGTGTGAAAGATTTTAAAGATTTGAAATTATTATTTTCTTCCAGTGATTCTACCGGGTGTGGTTGGTACCGGTCGTATTTACCTTTTAAATCAATAGCGCAACAAATACCTAACACGGTGTACACTGATGGGTTTGATCCAAGGCACGAATGCATGAATTCCAGGGATATTTACATTTGTCAACGAGTTGGTCATGAATATTTTTTAAATTTTATTCCAGTGATTCAACAGCATGGCAAGAAATTTGTTTATGATTTGGATGATAATCTTTGGAATATCCCTAGTACCAATGCTGCACATACATATTATAATCCAGCAATGTTAAAACTAATTGGAAAAATAATATCGATAAGCGATTGTGTAACAGTTTCAACAGAACCGTTAGCAGAATACATTAGAGAACATTTTAACAAAAACGTTTTTATTGTATCAAACTTTATAGAAAAGGTATATAATAAAAAAATAGAAAACGAAAAGCCAATAGTTGGTTGGGCTGGTACGCATACACACAAAGGCGATTTTAATGAAAAGCTGGTTAAATATTTACATGAATTGCATAAATCTAAAAAGGCAAAATTGGTATTATACGGGTATACCCCATATTTTTTAAAAAATATTGTAGAATCACACGAATTTACACCAGTTAATGGGTATCTTGATTATTTACAATCATTAAATATAGACATCGGTTTGATAATAACTGAAGATAATTTGTTCAATAAATGTAAATCAAATTTAAAGTATTTAGAATATAGTTCGGTTGGCATAACATCTATCGCTGATGACGTGTATCCATATTCAAACACTATTGATCATTTACACGATGGGTTAATAGTAAAAAATCAAAAACATGATTGGAGAGAATACATTGAATATTTGATTGAATCCAGTTCAGCTAGATTAGAGATGCAAAATAATTCAAAAGAAAAAATTAAACAGTTCACGTATGCAGATTCAAACGAAACATTTTTAAACAAATACAAAGAGGTGTTTAAATTTCTAGGAGAAACAAAATGAAAAACGAAAACCGAATTAAAGAAATAATTGAAGAAGCAGTTTTAACAAAAATGACCATTGACGTTGAATACAAACCAGAATTAAATAAAGTAAACAAACTTATTAGAAAATTATATCCAAAAATTGGAAAATCATTCAAATCGGTCGTTGATTCATCATACTTCATTGGCGACGTCCCAAAGGAAGGTGTTAAATCTAAATTAAAATCTCAGTTGGATTCGTTTGGATCTTTTTATAGTTTATTGAATGAAGCTGGTAAATCTGCTAAAGCCGCTGAATATCTAAAATCTGAGTTTGGTATTGAAATTTCTGTTATTAGTGAAGCTGATTCTAAGATCAACAAGAAGGTGGAGAAGTTATATCAAAATGCTTTCGGTGGTGAATATTCAGGTGAAACCGCAAAAGAAATTTTAAAAGAATCTGTTGAATCCGGCGTATCATTGTTAGAATCAATTTCAATGGATTCATTAAAAATTTCGGATGAAATTCAACCACAACTTGAGAATGAATGCGATATGACCGCATCACAGTTCAAAGTTACCCTGAACGCGTATATGAAAGAAAAGAAAAACAACACAGACCCAAATGAACCAATCGAAACTTTGCTTCAGAACATTGAAACACAAAAAGAATCTTTAACTGAAATTTTAGAGAAAGTAATCAATGTTTAGATGTTCAATGTGCGATTCATTGTTTGACTGGGGGCAACTTCATGTCGTTAATGAATTAAACTTTTGCGGTTCATGTGCTTCATATATGCATGAAAAGAAAAAACAAAAAAATCAATGTTCTATATACGATGAACTTGAAGCAAAAGTTGATTTAGAAGAAAAGCCAGTTAAAAAGAAGAAGAAGAAATAAGTATACACCAGCCGAACTTTGATATATAATTAAATAAAAAATGGAGTTTTCTTGAAAAGCTATATAAATGTATATAAGTCTGGTGATTTTATTACACATTCATATATCGAAGATGGTGTAAAAAAGAAAAATAAAGTAAAATATAAACCATTCCTTGCGATAGAAACCAACACGGAATCTAAATGGACTGATATTTATGGAAAAAAATTAGGCATCATTCAGTTTGATTCCATATCTGAAATGTATGCTTGGAAAAAACAAAATGCATCCATACTTTCGATCTACGCGGATTGCCCACCAGAAACACAATTCATTGCGGTAAACTACAAAGAAGAATCAAAAATTCAAAAATCCGCAATGCATATTGCTAACATTGATATTGAAGTTAGAGCAACGGACGGTTTTCCTTCTGCTGCAAAGGCTGAACATCCGGTTATCACAATTTCTTTACAAGATATGGTAAAAAACACTTACACCGTGTTCGGATTTAAAGAATATACACCGACGGAATCTAACGTAACTTATGTCAAATGCGATAATGAAAATGATCTGTTTTATAAATTTCTAGATTTTGTTGATGAAAACCCAATTGATATTCTTACCGGTTGGTACATTGATGGATTTGATATTCCATATTTGATTAATCGTGCAAATTCAATTCTACCAAAAGGAATTATCAATAGATTATCACCAGAACATAAAATAAACCGACATGAACATGAAGATGGTGTTACTTTTTCTATCGTCGGGACTATAGTGTGGGACTATAAAGAGTTATACACTAAATTTACTGGTGAACCTCGCGAAAGATATTCGTTGGATTACATTTCAAAATTTGAGCTAGGTGAAGGTAAACTTGATTTTAAAGATGAAGATACACGTTCGTTAACAGAATTGTATGACACTGATTTTAAAACATTTGTTGAATATAATATTAAAGATACTGAATTGGTGTATTTGATTGATAAAAAAATTCAATATATTGAATTAGCATTGTCATACATGTATATGATGAAATGCTTACCAAACGAGATTTTTGGTACAGTCAAACCGTGGGATTCATTTCTTTATCATGAGTTATTTTATAACAACAAATTAGTACCACCAGCAAGAAGCCACATGAAAGAAGATTTTGTTGGTGGTTATTGCATGGAGCCTATTCGTGGGTTACACCGATGGGTAACAGTTTATGATATTGTATCATCATACCCAAATCAAATTAGATCATTCAACATGTCTCCAGAAACTATTATCAATGATAATATGCTACCGGACGAATTACTTCAAATTCGTGAACAATTTGGCAGTATTGAAAAATGTATAGATATTGATAAACTTAAGGATATTCAACCGATACTTGAAAAATATGATGTATCATTTACTTCCAACGGGCAATTCTTCCGAAGAGATATTGAAGGGTTTATTCCAAAAGTAACTAGTAAAGTGTTTAAAGAGCGCGTAGCTGTCAAACAACAAATTTCAAAAAATAAAAAACTCATCGAAAAAACCGATGACCCTGAGTTAAAAGAAAAATTAAAATATGAAAATTCCATTTTAGATCTTGATCAGTACACTAAAAAAATTGCATTGAACTCTCTATACGGTTGTACTTCTAATATCTATTTTAGATTTTTTGATTTACGCATAGCTGAAGCAATTACTTCAAATGGTCAAGTATGTGTGCGTGGAGCAACCAATTATGTAGAAAAAACTGTAAGTAATGTAATAAATGTTGCTAATGATACTGATTCTATGTTTGTATCATTAGAAAAAGTTGTAAATGAACGGTTTAACAACAAACTACCGTCAAATAAAAAAGTAGCAGATTTTATCATTAAATATCAAGAACAAATATTAGAACCAGCCATACATAGTTTTTTCAATAAGATGGAACATTGTATGAACATGCGCGAACTAACAATATCGATGGAACATGAATGTATTTCCGATGTTTGTATCTTTCTGGAAAAGAAACGCTATGCAATGAAACAACTTTTTAAAGAAGGATCTTGGTTTCTTGACAAAACTAAATTAAAAATACGTGGTATAGAAATTGTTAGAACATCAACTCCACAGTTTGTACGAGATTTTTTAACAAATGCTGTTTTGCTAATATTTGAAAAAACCAATGATGATTTAATAAATTATGTTGAAGAATCTAAAACAATATTTTTTAATTCTCCATTTGCCAAGGTAGCCTTCCCAAGATCGTGCAATGGATTTGACAAGTATAATATGAATTCGAAGGCTATACCTATTGCTTTACGCGCAGGCATGCTTGGTAATACAGCTTTAAAAACATATGACTTATCGGAAAAATACAGATTGATAAATGAAGGCGACAAGATTAAATTTTGTTATCTAAAAACACCAAATAAATTAAATGCAAATGTTATTGCGTTTCTTGATAAATTTCCAGAAGAATTATTGACAATTTTGCCGATAGATTATAAAACACAATGGGAAAAGGCTGCACTGGTTCCGTTACAAAAAATAACAAATAGCATTGGTTGGAAATTGGAAGGAAATAATAGTATTGAAGATTTCTTTTAACAATGTAATCAGTATGTTTGTATAAACCGAGTCATTAGATAATTTATTTTAATGACTCGGTTTATCTGATGTAAATTTTATTTGGGTATAGTCATTTAAATAGTTTACATATTCTTTTTATTGTTTTATAATATATTATCAATTAAACAAAAGGAGTTTATCATGATTCTTAAAGAATTCACATTTGAAAATTTACCTGAGGTGTACGAGATTACTTTAGATGTTTTAGCTACCTATTATCATTTGGATGCGAAGACAGACGGTCTTCCTGAAAATTGCTACCCGGATGAAACAGAAGTTGAGGTGGAACTCGATAAAGGTTACAAAGATATCATTATGGCAGCTTATACCAAAGCAGCATTGGCTGCAATTGAACAGATCGAAAAAGAAACATTGGAGTTTGATGAGGCCACAGTTAAAGAGTGGATTGATGAACAGGAGTGTGAGTACTAAATAAAAGTAAGCTGACTGTACTGAATAAATAAATACATAAATGTTAAACACGGTTGCCCCGTTAGCTCATTCTGGTAGAGCAGCTGACTTGTAATCAGCAGGTGATCCGTTCGATTCGGATACGGGGCTCCACATTTTAAACGAGTATGATTCATGCAATCCCTGGAGGGATTCCCGAGTGGTTAAAGGGAGCAGACTGTAAATCTGCCGTCACCGACTTCGGAGGTTCGAATCCTCCTCCCTCCACCAAATACTAAATGGCTGTACTATAGTTTTTAAAAAAATGTTTAGTACAGCCATTTAAATAGTTTACATATTCTTTTTATTGTTTTATAATATATTATCAAGTAAGCAAAAAGAATTTATTTTTTGGAGGATAACATGGTATTCGATTTTTGGAAAACGACGGTAAATTATGTGCTAGGTTGTACCCCAGATTATATCGGTGAGTTTGAATCGTCAGGCGCTGCTGAAGATTTTGCCACGAAAAATGAATATAAGCGCTTTGACGAGACGAAGTAAAACACTTAACTGGATTTTTTATTCCCAAATAGCTCAATGGTGGAGCAAATGACTGTTAATCATTAGGCTGTAGGTTCGAGTCCTGCTTTGGGAGCCATACCAAACAAGTTAAATAATGGATAATGGAGAATGGAGAATGGAAAATGTAAATGAAAAACCTAATTCTATCGTTGGTAATTGTTATTTGTTTTTCGACTGTAGCTAAAGCAGAAGAACTAATAACATTGGAACTTGACTCAGCAGGGGATGTCTATCTCGACAACCATTCGCTGAAATTTGAATATGATTGTATTTTGAGTTTGATTGTGTTGTTTTGAACCAATATGTTTCATCTGTATATTGTTGCTAAAAAGTTAAATAATGGAGAATGTAAATGAAAAAACTAATTCTATCGTTGGCAGTTGTTATTTGTTTTTCGACTGTAGCTAAAGCAGAAGAACTAATGAAATTGGAATCTAACTCAACGGTGGATGTCTATCTAGTCAAGCATTCACTAACACAAGAAAATTCAACCGTAAGATCAATCTGGGTTAAGTATAATTACACTAAAAAAGGTGCAAATGAACTTAGATCAGATATCAAGTCAAAACATCTACCGAAATTTTCAAAAGTGAAATATGAATTTGATTGCAGCAACAATCAGCATAGAGTTGCTTTCGCTACTATCTATGAAAAGGATGGCACCCCGCTTAAAGTAATTCGCAATGCTAGTGCTGAAGATGTGGTTCCGGGTTCTGTTGCCGATTCGATTCGCAGCATCGTGTGTAGCTATGAAATGGAGCATGATGCAGCAAGTTCAATAGAACCTGTGCAAATTATAGAAGCTGAAGATTCTGAAGAACCTGTGCGAATTGAAGATCCTGAAGATTAAACCATGCAACAAGATGTTTTGGAATATAAATTTTTATAAATAATTTATATTGCCTGAGTGGTGAAATTGGTAGACACAACAGACTCAAAATCTGTCAGCCAACCGGCTATGCGAGTTCGATTCTCGCCTCAGGCACCATTTTTGGGGGATAAAATGAAAAAATCATTTTTTGACTTAGTTCATGAAAATGGTATGTTCACAAAAAATGAACAGCAGCATTGCGTGAACAGAATAAAAAATGAAAACAAAAAATCATTTTCTGACCGTGATGATGTAAAATACATTGATAAAGCATTAGCTATGCTTGTAGCCGCAATTGGTTTGTGTTGTTTTGAACCATTATGTTTCATCTGTATATTGTTCTTAAAAAGTTAATAATTTTGCGGAATTCATACAATAGATAGTACTCAGGCTTTTAGTCTGATAATGTCGGTTCAATTCCGACATTCCGCCCAAACTACTGGATAAATAAATATTGCGGGTTGTGGTAATGGTAACCGCATAGTTTCATAAGCTATGATTCCCTGTTCGAATCGGGGACCCGCATCCAATTTCAACTAAAGGGAATACATAGATGAAAAATCTAAAAAAATTCGCAGGAGCATTTCTAGTTTTTTGCGTTGGTTTATTTTTTGTACCAGATTTTGCTTCACTCGCAACATACATTTACAGACTTTCCATGGTTGGAATGTTATTGGTATTAAATTTGTGGATTATTGGTGAGGTTGATGACTGGGGTTTGTTCCCTGAAATAGATTTTAGCAAATTGATTGCAAAATCATCCGAAACTTCGTCCGGTGCTGCAACTGTATTCTTGTCATTGGTACTTTTGATGTGTACAATTATCTATGCAATTATTCATTAGTTTACTTTTCTTTTTAGTGATAACATCAGCTCATGCTGATATGATAGAAAAATCTAAGCCATACGTTACATTGATAAAAAACTTGTACGTTGAATACTGGAAAGATGCACCAAACAAACATATTTTGTTTGGCCAGATTGAACAAGAATCATCATGGAATCCAAAAGCAAGATTGCACACTAGTAGGGAAGATGGGTATGGTTTAGGGCAAGTTACGGTTACTCCTAGATTCAACAATTTTTTAACAGCTAAAGGGTATGCTCCATTAAAAAAATGGAATTGGAAATTAGATCCGTATAATGTAAATAACCAGTTGACCTTTGCGGTTTTACAAAATAGAAGTAACTTTAATCAAGTTCAACGTTTATTCAAAAATGATGATGAACGTACTAAAGGCATGCTGGTCAGTTATAACGCGGGGTTAGGAAGAGTTTTAAAGCGTAGACAAATTGCAATAGCAAAACGGTATACGGCTGATTCATGGACAAATGGGTTAGAAGATGTTCATGATAATTTTGAAAAAAACAAGCTATACGGCAGGCCATTGTATATTGTAGTAAATGAGTATCCCAAAATCATATTCAAAAAAGCTGAGAAATACCGTGAGCTTTTGATATAGACTCAAAACAGTTAACGTAAAATGCATTTACCTGAGTGGTGGAACTGGTAGACACAAGGGACTTAGAATCCCTCGGCTAAAAGCTGTGCGAGTTCAATTCTCGCCTTAGGTACCAACTTTTTGCTTTACATTGATGAATAAATACAATGGTGCGGAGTTCTATAGTTTATTTTAGGGAACATGTAAAATACAAGTTTACACGTTAAATTTTTTAAT